TGATTAATGCTTGTCCTTGTGCAGTACCAGCTATGGTGTTGTTCAAGGTCTGTATGGTGGCCATTCTGGTCAGGTACCCATCACCTGTCAGTGCACCCACCATGTTGGTCATTTGTGGATTACCAAATGTCCCATTGCCGGATCCCACATTGGTCAGTGCTGCCGCTGCAAAGGCAGTAAACGCAGCTGGTGTCAGTGCTTGTATAGCAGTGGTAGGACTATTACGTAATTGTTCCAGTGTTGATCCTACGTCATGAAAACTGGTAAAGTTATGATTGTAACCAGTTAGATTGAATAGCTTGCCACCTAGATCTGACATTAATGGAATACCAATGGCTGCTGCCGCAGTGGCGCCTAACACATTACGACTGGCTAGTGCATCACTGAATTTGCTGATAGCGAAACCTGTGGCTGCTGTTAACCCTGTAGCAGCCACAATGTCAGCAAACTTCTTGCCCGGCAATTCGTCCATGGCCTTGGTTAGGCGTGCAGGATCTACTGCACCACTCATTAGAGTTTCGTAACTGATGTCGTACTTTTCAAGATGGCCTAGCACATCGGTGCCTAGCCCTTGATTTACCAAATTTGAAACTATACTAGTTGGATTAAACGCAGTTAATGTATCTGTGACAGATCCATAAAAGCTACCGAGATTGTTTTTCAATCCTGACACTACATCGTTGAATCCTGCTCCAGCACTGCCCGATCCTTGTAATTGTGCCCATTGTTCAGGAGTCCAACCTTCACTGGGCATGCCAGGAAACTGGCTGGTTACACCTCCGGTTAATGTGTCACCCCAGGTTTTAACTGTGAATCCTAACTCACCTTCGTTGATGTTGTAGCCTTTGAGTGCTTCAATGCTGCCTGATAAATTAAAAGCATTGTCTATATAACCAGCGGCCGCACTGAATGTTTCAGTAAGTCCTCGAGCACCATTAGCCATGAGATTGGTACCTTGCTGCACAATGCTACCGAAGAAGTTATTGTTGTTGATGTTAACGCCCGGTGGCAGTGGTCCTACAAAATCGGGATTGGCCATGCCAGTTAGAAAGTTAGGAATCTGGGCTATGCTTTGACCAATGGCTGTGGTAGCTACTCCTATGCCAGCACCTAGCACACCTTGAGCAGCACCGGCGACTCCACCAGTTAATAATCCGGTCACAGCACCGGTTACAAAAGGATTAGCTTGTAGGCCAAATCCTTGTATGAGTCCACCGGCTGCAATGGCCAATAAAGGCGTACATAATTTACACATTTAAATATTTATGCCCTTAAATCAGAGGGTAAATTCTCGCCACGAGCTCCTGCTACCTGTAGATTAGAGCCAGTATAAGTCCACATCACACGAGCGGCACCTTTTGGGCCACGACCATTATAAGCTATGTGTACCCAGTTTCCTTCATAGATTAGCTGACTGTAGGCATAATTGTTTAACATGTGTTTGAATATGGTCTTGTTGGCTTCTGCACTGCCAGCGGAAATATCTACTGCACAACCTAGTCTGTGATCGCTGGCATTGCTGCTGCCTAAAGTTAGGTCATAAGCCACAGTTCTAAACCCACTGTTGATTTTGAACTTGTATCCATCGTCAGTTAATCTGTCTAAAATGTTCAAGCACAAGGCTATCCAGTTACACTCTATTTGTTCCTTGGTCAAGCCATCTTGTGCTACAATAGCCATCTTGCTGTCTGCCAGCTTAAAATACTTGCTGGCTTTGCAGCCTTCGGGTGGCACTGCCACAGGTGTAGGTGCAGATTGTCCCGGCACAGATCCTGGTGGCTCTTCATGATAGCCTGGCAAGCTAGCACTAACACTGCGCTCTTGTGATGCCAGTGATTCAATGCCTTGTGTGGTGTTTTCAAATACCACACGCCCTTCAACATTGATTGCACCCGGAGGCAATGCCAGGGATGGTATTTGATTCTGTGGTTGTATGTTAGGCAGTTGATTGCCAACTTGCACATCACAACTGCCCGATACTGCTGGATCAAGACAGGCAGCTACATCGCCTTGTCTGACCATTTTGCGCCCATTAACCAAGACTTGGCAGGCACCAGTGGTCACAGGATTTGGAATTTTATGACGTTTGCCAGCCAGGTGTGGAACAACAATATCGCCTACACGTACTGCTTGAGCACCATTGACTTGTACGTCACAACTGCCTATGCAGCAGGTGCCGCCTAACCCAAATATATCACGTTTGGCTCGTACGGCACCGGGCATGTTTACTCAGCATTAACCACTGTAACATAGTGCTCGCGCATTTTTTCATGAGTGCGACACACTGTGATCACGTGCTGATCTCTGTACATTTAATTTTCTAGGTCAGCATCCAGACCAAACATGGCCTGTAATAAACCAATACCGTCGGGACTGGTTACCACAATACATGGGCGACGCAGTTCATAGTGACCGCTTTCGGCGTTGACTAATTCGCCAACGACCTCATCGCCACTGATTAATTTTAAATTGATAATATCGCCTGGGGCATATTTGAGTTTTTCTACTAGCATGTTATACCTTGAATTTCGCTAATTCTACATCGCTGAGTTGGCTGAGTCCATGATACCCATTTTCAACCAACAGCTTACCATCTCGATAGATTTGTGGCACAGTTCTATGTCCTTGGCTCATGATGAATTCACGAGCAGCAGGGTCTAGATCGACACGCACTTCTTCATAGGCAATATTTTTCAATTTCAGTAAATTTTTCGCACGATCGCAAAATGGGCAATCTGCTTTGCTATACACTGTTAACATCAGGCTTTCTCCACTTCTACAACTATTCCAGACCCCACTAACTCATCAGCTACACCGCCGAGAGCTTCTAGCAATTCAGCTGTGGCAAGTTGCGGGTCTTTGGCACCATCTTTGATCAAGGTGCTTAATTTGATTACTATAATTTCTTCATATATCTTGGCCATATCAGTTCCTTAAATATCAGGCAGTAACTCACGTTCTACCGTGTCTGACATCACCCCAATAACATAATTTGTTGACTCTGATTCCTGTAAAGCAGTTTGCTTTTTGTTGATGTTAACATGTTTGTTAAACCAGGGAATCGGTGTAGTTTTAGGATGGTCTTCAGTATATTTAATACCAATTTCCTTGAGTCTTGTAAAAGCTGTGTAGTCAACAAAGTCTTTGAGTATTTGACTGTTCAGACCAATTACTACACCTCGCTTGAACAAATAGTCAGCCCAGGCCTTTTCTTCTGCTATGACTTCCATGTACATGGCATAGACTTCGGCTCGACAGTCTTGTGCGGCTTGAGCAAAACGTGGATCATCACGCACTACTTGGTTGATAATATAAGCAGTCCATTCAGCATGTAAGATTTCATCTTGCAGAATTAGTGCAATGATATTACCGTTACCAATGAATATACGATTCTCTACCATGGCCAAGCTGGTAGCAAACGACACCATAAATCGGAAAGCCTCTAGTGCATAACTGGCATTTAGTGCCATCCAAATGGCTCGAACATGGTCTTTTTCGTTGACTAATTCTGGACTAATTTCTTTTAAACTATTTAGACGATGCAGTTCATCATAGTATCTACCCACACTGGCCGCCATGTCCACTATTTCTTGAGTGTCATGAATTTTGTTAAATTCTTCTTTAGGCACACCATAGATGTTTCTAATGATGTGGCTATAGCTTTTGCTGTGAATAGCTGTTTCGAAAAAGCTCCAGTTACTGACCAAGGCTTCAACTTCAGGAACCGAAATTACAGGTCCAAATACCTGTGCTGGTGCCCGACCTTGAATACTGTCTAAGGCAGTTTGACGCAGCAAATTGCTAGTAAAGATGTGCTTGACTGCGTCAGTGGCCTCTTTGAAGTCAATCTTGTCTTTGGTTAATGTAACTTCTTCTGGAACCCAGAAAAATCCACGAGCAGTTTCTTCATACCGGGCAATTTTAGGATATTTTACTTCCTCAAACCGCTGCACTGTAACTGGACCTTCTGGATCCAGAAACATATGACGTTGTAGATAATTGGTACGTTTACTTAGGTTATATTGTGCTATACTCATAAAACACAGGCCTCGCAGGCCTCCTCCTCTGTAGGTGTGTCCATGGTTACCAATTGATGAACTGGTGCCATGGTGGTAGTGGTCAGTGCACTCTTGGCACCCACTTTATTGATCAAGCTATAATAGATTGTTTTCAACCCCCAACGATGTGCTCGCATGAGATTTCCTGCGATCACAGTAGCTGGTACTTTGTTATTTGCATAATAGGCCGGATTGTAAAAGGTATTGGTACTCAAACTTTGATCCACATAGGCTGCAATCACTGCTGCTGTTTTGAGATAGTCCACGCAGTCAGCTTGGTCCCACATGAGTTGATAACGTGTTTTCAATCTACGATACTCAGGTACAACCTGTACAAATGATCCTGCCTTGGATTCTTTCACTGAAATCAACTCCATGGGCATTTCAATGCCATTGGTTGAGTTGATCACCACAGAGCTAGACTCCACAGGCGCAATGGCCATCAATGTGGCATTGCGCACGCCGTATGTTTTCATCTGTTCACGCAGGGGTTCCCAGTCTAGTTCAGGCTGAAAATCCGTGAGTTCGTTGACCCCGGCGCTGCGTCGCTCCCATGGAAAGATACCCTGACCATACCAGGTTCGCGCCGAATCCTGACAAGCACCACGTTCACGAGCCAGTTCCACGGTAGCTTCCGTAAGGTAGTATGCTTGGTGTTCCATCCAACTTTTAACCTCGGCCAAAGCATCCGCATCACCGTAAGCGAGTCCGCGGCGGGCATGCCAGTAAGCAAGGTTAGTAACACCGATGCCGAGCGGCTGAATTTCGTCATTGGATAACTTCGATTGGATTGACAGGAAGTCTTGGTAGTCAAGGATATTACACAGGGATCTCTGAAGAATCCTACAAGCACGACGCATGTCCTCAGGATTCCGAAATGCCCCCCAGTTAATACTTCCAAGCGTGCAGAGCGCGATGCGACCATCAGAATCATCCAGGCGTTTGAAAGGTTTTGTAGGTAAGAGGATGTCACAGCAAAGGTTACTTTGATAAATGGTATGATATTCAGGATTGAACGGACCTTGGTTCATGACATTGTCAATGAACACTAGATAGATACGACCAGTGTCTGTTCGCTCCTTAAGTATGCCTGATTTGAATACTTCTTCTGCACTCATTGTCTTTTTGCGCAAATCAGATCTAGCTTCATACCTCACATAAAGATCTTCAAAAAGAGCTGTGTCTCGGTAAAAGGCTTCATAGAGATCTGGCACTTCATTGGGATCAAAGAATGTTATTTGTTCTCGATTTCGGAATCGTCGCCAGAAGAAAGCACTAAGCACAACCCCATAATCCATATGACGGACTCGGGTTTCTTCGGTTCCTTGATTGTTTTTAAGTACAATAAGATCATCAAACTGATGATGCCAAATGGGATAAAATACAGTAGCACTTGCATTGCGAATACCTCCTTGTGAGCATGAGCGCAAATCACCAAACCACTTCTTAAGGAAAGGTATCATGCCGGTGTGCATTATTTCACCTCCCCTAATAGGGGATCCTAATGGGCGTAAGCGTCCAATTTCTAAGCCAATGCCAGCACGTTTGCTAGCATACTTGGCCATCATTTCGCCACTAGCAAA